CTCGCAGTAAACATCAATGGCATGGGCGAGCGTAGGGTAGTGACCGGCGCTTGTGCTGTTCATCAGCTCTGCCTTTTTAATAAGGGCCTGCGTTTCACAGCCGCTCTTCGTTTCTGCTGTGACCGTGTATGATTTTCCCTTGATCCGGAGCTGGATGAACCATGTACCGCTTTTAAGTTTTCTGGCCTTAGGTGCTTTCATCTTTTGCTCCCTTCGAATTTGATATACTGAATGTAGTCCCGGACCTTTGCAAGCTGTTCTGAATTAAGACCTTCGAGTTCGTCTATTGTCAGTTCCATATCGGTCTTGATCTCCAGAGGACTGTCTGCCCAGCCCATCAACCAATGCGGAGTTACATCAAGAGCTTTTGCAATTTCACATACCTTATCAAGCGACAGATCTCTTTTGCCGCTTTCAATTAAAGAGATAGCACCTGTGGTGTTATAACCAATCTTCCGGGCAAGCTCCAACTGAGTTATGCCTTTAGCTTCTCGTTGCTGTTTGATCCTTTCGCCTAACGTCATGATGAACACCTTTCTCTCCCCCGAAAACAAAATATCACAATTTGCAAGAAAAAGCAAATTTGTTGTTGACAAAGTGTAAAATATGACGTATAGTAAACTTGACATTACGAGATGTCAACACGAAGGGAGAATAAGGAAATGGCATTTACGGTTGAGTACATGAGATATTTTGAAGAATTCGGATGGAACGATTTTGATACAGAAGAATTCGATAATTTAAAAGACGCGTATGCCAGGTATAACGAGCTGAAAGAAACCACTGAAACCAGACTTTTGGTAGACGGCCAGAGGATTCATTAAAGGAAGGAGGACTATGATTAATTCAGCAAAGCTCAAGGGAGCGATCTATTCGGAAGGTTACTCGATGAAGACTGCTGCTGAGGCGATAGGAATCGAGTACACGCTGTTCACCCGGAAGGTAGCAGGACGCTCGCCGTTTAGTGCGGAACAGTTGCTAAAGGTTTGTGACCTACTGCATCTGTCGCAGGAAGACGCAAGGGATATTTTTTTGCCTTCAGACTTTACAAAATGTAAAGTTGGTGTTGCGGAATGAAGAAACCGGATGCAATAAGGACAATGCTTTTCTCTAACGGGATCACCTGCGAGAAGTTACAGAAGATCCTCGGAATCACAGAGAAGACAGCATACAGGAAAATGAGAGAACCGTTCTCCTGGACCACAAAGGACTTAGCACTGCTGCGTAAGGCAGGCGTCCGGGCGGGAGATATCACAGAGGCAATTCGACAGATCATTTAGAGGAGACGCCATGAAAGCATTAATAATCGAAATTTTATTCCTGGCGGCGATCGTATTCTTCATCGTCTGTGCCGCCGGCATTGAAGGGGGAGCTTCCCTTACGGCCTGCTCTATAGGAATGATCGTGTGCCTGCTCTGGATGTTCTTAGTAATGTATGCGAACAGGAGCTGACATGGACAGAGTTGATTATTACAGAATCCTGTACAGGACGATGATGGCCTGCCACACACCGCAGCAGTTCGCACAGATCGACAAGCTTATCAGGGCACACCGCATCGATCTGGGAGCAACTGAGACTGCTGCCCTGCTGCAGGAGAAGGCCCGCAGATATAACGAGGTATTAACGGCCGCGCCCGTTGATATATAAGTCCTTTCATGATGAAAATAAATCCCTTACCCCAGCCTCCTGCGCGGAGGAGGCCTATAAAAAAAGTTCCGGGTGGAACCGTTATTCATAAAAAACATATGGGACTGCCTCCGCCGGCGGTCCCGGAAAGGAGAAAAATGGAAGAATTAGGAAAACTGATTAGAGATCTTTTTGACGAGCAGAGGAATCAGATTTATGAGTTGAGGGCCGCGCTCGAAATGGCCCAGAGCGAGAACGTCAAATTGCGGAACAAGATTGACACGATCAAAGCTGTTGTTGAAGGAGAGGTTAGCCAGTATTCAGACAGCAAGGAGCATTACATCTCGTCGATATGGGGAAAGAACGCGGAAAAAATCTTTGATGCATTAGCAATCGAGTTTGAAGAGGAGGAAGAAGACGATGACAATCTTTGAGATTAACGCACAGCTTCGTGCAATAGCAGACGGAGCAGAATTTGACGAGGAGACCGGGGAGATCTTTGACGAGCAGGCAATCATGGACCTGCAGATAGCAAGGGACGACAAGCTCGAAGGCATCGCCTGCCTGATCAAGGAAGCGAAGGCAATGGGCGAAGCACTTAAGGCCGAGAAGGAATCCCTTTACAAGAGACAGAAAACTGAAGAGCGCAAGGTGGAGAGCTTAAAGAAGCTGCTTATGGCCTGCATGGAAGATGGCGAGAAGTTCAAGTCAGCCAGGGCGGCGATCAGCTGGCGTAAGTCCCAGTCAGTTGAGGTACAGGATGAGGCGCTTATCCCGGAAGAATATCTGAAGGTAGTCACCGAACCGAACAAGACAGCTATCAAGCTTGCTATAGAGCGCGGCGAAGATGTGCCTGGTGCGACGATCGTTCAGAGAAACAACGTAGTTATCAAGTAAACAGAAAAGCGGCTACAAGAGCCGCCCTTCCGGAAGGTATTACTTAATCTCACCAGATAAAAGATACCACTTTCCGGGAGACATTTCAATCGGAGGTGCAAAGAAAATGGAAAACATGAAGATATATGAGGCAGGCAGACAGGTACCGGAAAACGCCAAGAAGATCATAGGCGCCGGCAGGCTTAAGGGATTTACCGATGTTAACCCCATGTGGCGTATCAAACGTCTTACGGAGATCTTCGGACCGTGCGGTATCGGATGGAGATACGAGCCTATTCACAGAGATATCCAGACATTCAACGGAGAAACGTGTGTGTTCCTTGACATCATGCTGTACGTCAGGGATCCGGAGACGGGCGAGTGGTCACAGGGCATATACGGCACGGGCGGATCTAAGCTCGTATCGCAGGAAAAGTCAGGACCGTATGTATCTGATGAAGCCTTTAAAATGGCCCAGACAGATGCGCTGTCAGTGGCCTGCAAGAACTTAGGAATCGGCGCTGACGTGTATTTCGAGAAGGACCGGACAAAATATACAGCCACACCAGAAACGCCGCAGGAGACGCGTTCTGACGCGCCTACGGGGCAGAGGATGGCAACGGAGAAGCAGATCGGATATCTCAGGAAGCTCGGCTATACAGGTGACTGCACTAATCTCACAGCTGCACAGGCAAGCAAGCTGATCGAGCAGGGGATGAACTATGGAAAGTAAGGCAAGGCTCGTAGACATAGCGAAGGACTGGCGGAACGGTAAATTCCGCCTGACCTTCGAGCTTGATTCATTCCTTCCCAATATGATCGACGCCATACGTGACTGCTGCCTGCGGTTATCCGTGAAGAAGTGGAAAGAAAAACGCTCACTGGACGCAAATGCTTATATGTGGGTGCTTCTCACGAAGATGGCCACCATCCTGCAGAGTACGCCGAATGAGATACACGACGAGATGTTATATCGGTACGGCATACCGGACGAGGATGAGGACGGGTACATATCAATAGCGGTCCGCAGCAGGATAGATATAGCCAGGATCGAAGGCTACTGGAAGCTCTATAAAGAATCACGCGACGGCAAGTATAAGTATTACTACCGGATCAAAGGAACCAGTGAACTGGACACAGCGGAAATGTCCTGGTTCCTGCAGAGGGTGATCGAGGAAGCGGAAGAGCTGGGCATCGAGACTGCGACACCGGACCAGATACGAGAAATGGAAGCTTTATGGGAAAGAAACAGAGCAGAATACAGGAAGATCTGAGCATATGCTACGTGTGCGGCAAAAGCCCGACGCAGATCCACCATGTATTCTTCGGATGGACAGGGAACAGGTTAAACAGCGAGAAGTACGGGTACATCGTAGGCCTGTGTTTTGAGCATCACACCGGCAGCAAGAAGGCCGTGCACTTCGATAAGGTTCTTGAGCATCAACTTAAACGTTTATGCCAGGAGGACTTCGAAAAGAACATCGGCACACGCGACGACTTCCGGAAGATCTTCGGTAAGTCATATCTGGAAGGAGGATTCAAATGGTAGCACAACGAATGAAGATCCTTGACTATATCAAGCGGCACGGCTGCATAACAGCAAGGCAGGCCTTTGATATATGCAAATGTAACAGCCCGCGGAAAAGGATCTCCGAGTTAAGGGAGAAGGGGTACCCGATCGAGGACAGGTGGCGCCAGGATGAAGAAGGCCGGCGCTGGAAGGAGTATTACCTTTATGAACAGCAAAGCTAAAGGCGGACGCGGAGAGAGAGAGTGGGCCGAGTATTGCCGCGACCACGGCTTCGTAGAGGCCCACAGAGGCACTCAATACCATGGGGGCTATGATTCACCAGACGTGACCGGATTGCCCGGTATACACCAGGAAATCAAACGTGTGGAGAAGCTTAATATCCACGAGGCTATGAAGCAATCGGTCCGCGACTGCGAGGGCAAGGCAATACCGATCGTGGCCCACCGACGTAACCGTGAAGAGTGGCTGGTAACTATGAGAGCAGAAGAATGGATGAGGTTATACAAGACATGGCTGAAAGAAGAATGTTCGCCAAAACAATAATAGACAGTGACGCCTTCCTGGATATGCCTCTGTCTGCACAAGCACTGTATTTTCATCTGTCAATGCGGGCAGATGATGAAGGCTTTATTAATAATCCTAAGAAGATACAGCGAATGGCAGGGGCATCAGACGATGATTTGAAATTGCTGATAGCAAAGAACTTTATTATTCCATTTGAATCCGGGATCGTCGTTATTAAACATTGGCGAATTCACAACTATATAAGAGCTGATCGGCTTGTCGCGACTAAGTATCAGGAAGAACGAGGACAATTAGAGGTCAAGGAAAACGGGTCCTATACACTGTCTGAAGCCATACCTGAACTTGAGGCCATGGATTCCGATGACAAAAGGAAAACGGCCTATAAGAACAGCTCGCTTCCTTATAGTTTCACCTACAAGATAAAAAGAGCGTTTGAAGGAAAAATCTGTCCGGTATGTGGCAAGACAATGACGTCAGCATACAAGTCAGCTATGCCTACTATTCAACACAACTTGCCGATTTCAAAAGGCGGAACTCACGAACTGGATAACATCTCAGTGATATGTGAGAGCTGTAATGTATCCATAAAGGACAATGAAACAGAACCCTTAAACAATGCGGACGTCATCGAAATTTGGGACAGGATTATCAAGGCTGAACAGGAAAAAGCAAACTGGTTCCAAAGCCCTTCTTCCCTATGGCAGGCAACTGACAGACAAGTGACAGACATATGTCCGTCAAATGACAGCATAGGTAAGGATAGTATAGGTAAGGATAGTATAGGTAAGGTAAGTAATAAGCGCTTTACAGCGCCCACCGTCACCGAAGTGCAGGAGTACATCACTGAAAAAGGATACAGCATGAACGCAGAAGCCTTCGTGGACTTCTACACTTCTAAGGGGTGGAAGGTAGGCAGTCAGCCTATGAAGGACTGGAAGGCAGCAGTCAGGAACTGGAACAGACGGGACCGGGAAGATAAGCGGCCATCCTTTAACAACTTCCCACAGCATGAGTACAACATGGACGATCTTACCAAGAAGGCTAAGAGGAGAACGTAATGATAGCGGAAGTAATGAACCTCACCACAGTTAATGGTGATGAGTATTTCACAAGAGAGCAGGACGCGGAAACCATAGCACAGCACATTTACAAGAAAATGAAAGTATGGCTCCCATTTAACGATCGAGGCAGGGCGTTTGACATAGTGCTTCGAAGGCATGGACATAAGGTGATCTGCACAGATGGTGATTTCTTTGAAACAGATCCTCCGGAAGGAACGGAAGCGGTTATTTCTAATCCGCCTTTCAGTAAGAAAAAAGATGTGCTGAAGAGACTTGATAAGCTGGGCCTGAAGTATGCCTTAATCGTACCGCTCTTGTTTTTAAACGACGGTGTACCGTTTGATTATGCAACGCAAGTGATGATGTTCAGGAAGCGTATGCATTTTACCGTAGGGGGGGGGTATAGAGCTGAACAAACCCCGACAGAATTGCGTAGTTATAAGCAACGGATTGCTTACACATGATTTCATCATTATCCATTGAGAGGAGGATGACAATGAATAAACAGGAAGCACTTGACGCATTAGAACTGTACCACAGGAACATGACACACATCCTGGGACCGGAAGACGAAAAGGTAAAGACCATAGAGACTTGCATAAGGCTGATAGAGGAGATAGAGGATGAATGAATTAAGGCCGTGTCCGTTCTGTGGCGGAGAAGGGTGCATACAAGAACACGTATTTAAAGGGCTTGCAAGTACATATGGAGCCGTGTGCCTGGATTGTTGCGCAGAAACACGGCAATTTTTCGAAACCGAAGAGGAAGCAATTAAGGCGTGGAACAGGAGAGCGAAGGATGAATGATCCGATAAACAGACAGGATGCGATTAATGCCATGATGGCATTGCAAGCGGAAGACGATGAAGCCTATGGCTGTCATATCCCAGAGGGGTTTGACGGAGAGAGGGCAAAAGAAGCACTTAAGCAGTTACCATCCGCACAGCAATGGATACCGGTAAGTGAGAGACTACCAGAAAAGAAAACTGAGGTTATTTATTCTCTGGAAAATCATTATGTATCTACGGGGTATATGACCGATAGAGATTATGAAGGAAATATAGTTGAACTGCATTGGGAAGATCTTGAAAGTGGGGTGCTGATATACCCAGAAGCATGGATGCCGTTGCCAGAACCATATCATGGAGGTGATGAGGAATGAAAGGATTATTTATACCAGAAATAACAGCCGAGATGTTTCGGAATGGATGCCTTGAAAGTATCGAGGCACTTATGGCAGAGGGTAAGATATATGATATTGACTACGAACCAGAACAGAAAACGGGGAAGTGGAAAGGGTACAATGCCGATAACCAGAATTGGCTAAGAACTGATGGAAGCCCTGTGTTTTTAATATGCTCAGAATGTGGGCAAGTGGTGGTTAATAATTTTTCTGCTCATTGGAACTATTGTTCTAACTGTGGGTGTAAGATGGAGGTGGAAGAATGACCATCGTTAATATGCAATTATGTAAAAGCCCAAGCGAGATAAACAAGGCTATTGCATCAAATAATAAGGAAGGTTGGGAAGGGCTTTATACGGCAGAGCAAATTATAAGTATTACGTATGTCCCATATAAAGAATGCTTTATCGTGTTTTGGAGGGAAAAACTCTGATTGGAGGTGGAAGGATGAGCCTACCAAACACGTTTAAGAATCCATGGGCTTGCGAAAATACTGTCCATGGAAGTGGATTTAGGGGGATGGAACTTGAATTATTCTTATGTCCTAAGTGCGGTTCAGAGCCATCAATGGTCGATGAGTACCCAAGTGGCATAGGGATGATTTGCATTAATTGTGGCTTTGGAATAAGGCCAATGAAAAACGAAGTGCAAGCAGTTGAAACGTGGCAAAAAGCAGTAAGGCAGTATTGCGAGGTTAATAGGAGGACGGAATGACAATTAACATATCACAGGAAGACTTCGGAACGCTTTGCATCTGTGCAATAAGGTACTGCCACGGAAGAGAAACATACATGCCGTCACTTGTGCAGAGTATATGTAAGGCACATCTTAAGGAAATATCAGACAAGGATCTGGCTGTCATGATAGACGATTGCCGATTCCAGAGAAACATGAACCTTTATGGTAATGAGCATATAGACAAACCAGATTGGCTGAAGTGGGAAGTGACATTACTGGATGAGGAGGGAAGAAGAGGGAATGGATGAACTCAACAATAACTCGACAAAACTCAACAATAAAAATGACAAGTTAATCAGC